ATCGCTGGGGTTCCCTTCGAGAGAAACGGAGTGACAGACGATTTCCAATTGTGTTGAAACGCACGTTCGGGCTAGCGTCCGTTCAGATGATCGCGAAAGGAGTCGTCCCGTATGCCGAACGTGCCTAGTCGGCTCAGCGTGTGCCAGGCGATCGCCCGGATGTCCCAGGAGTTTTTTGATCCGCTCGCGCGCTTGATTTTGATCGCGGCGCGGGACGACGCTCGCGCCAGAGCGCGAGGAATTTCTTCACCTGTTTCCGACCGTCGGCCGACAACGATTCCCAATCGCGCAACAGCTTCCGCTGCTCGCCGGTCAACGGGTTATCGAGTCCGAGCAGAACGATAGCGGCGAGCCGCACGGCATCATCAATCGTCGCCTTCCCCGCGCCGTTGATGTACTTGTTCAGCCACCCTTGGCTGCGGTCGATTCGTTTCGCAATCAGCTTTTGATCCTTGATGAGGGCGCGCAATCGCTCACGAAGCGCGGCATCAATCGGGTGGGTCGCTTTCTGCTGCATCCGTCTGCGATCGTAACGGGGAGATTGTTTGGCATGGCGGTGTCTTTCCATTTGGAATTTTTATTATATTGATAAAATCCGCTATCTTGGAATAAAGATCTGGCGTTATGACGAACGCCAGACGCTCCCCCACTCGATCGGCGCTGCGGACGTTGCGGGTGCTGCGCGCCGAGCGTGACCTGACGCAAAAGCTCATCGCCGCCCGGGCGGCTCTGACCCAGACGCGGTACTGGCAGATCGAGCACGGCGAAGGCGCGCCCCTGCGTAAGGAAGAGCGCGCGGCGATTGCGCGCGTGCTCGAAGTTGCACCACACGAGATCGCATGGCCGGCGATGAAGCCGACGCCACTCCAGGTCACCCGCGCCGATGCGCGCGAGGAGCGCCGCCGCGTGGCCGAGACGACAGCCCCGGAGCGCGCATGAGTTCCACGGTGGGTTCCTGTCGCTTTCGCGCGGGCGACGCCCTGCCCGCGGTCCTCGTGCTTCGGGACCTCGCCGAGCTTTTGGGCCTCGGCACCTCGCGCACCTGGGAGCTCTACCAGCAAGGCGAATTCGCCCGATTCGAGCTCTTACCCCGGCTCGGAAATCGCCCCCGGTTCAGCGGCAAGAAGCTCCAGGCCTGGCTGGACGCCGAGGAGCAGGTGACAGAGACCGAGCCGCGGTACTTCAAGGCCGGGCACCGCGCCAGAACGTTGCGGGGCGTGAAATGAACGGTCTCCGCTGGGCTGCGGTCACGCGGTCGGCCACAGGCACATCCTGGAACGCGTCGCGCGAAACCCCACTGAGGCGGCGCGAGTCCGGTAATGCCACGCCTCCTTCTCGTTGCGGACGGGGATACCGCCCGCACGGCGCAGTTGTGGATCGGCGACGTGGAGATCACCACGATGACGCAGCGGCTCACGCTCGACGTGGACGCGAGCGGCGTCACGGTCTGCAACCTGCTGCTCGTGCCGCGTGACGGGTTCGAGGTGGCGATCGACGCGCGCACGATCGTGGCGTTCGTGCCGCTGCCCGGGTTCACCTGGACGAAGAGCGCCGAGGCCGATGGCGGGTGGCGGGTCCGCTGCGCGCAGGAGGTGGCCGATGCCTGACCAGCCCTCGCTGCTCTTCGATGCGCCGACCTGCCGGTTCTGCGGCGGCGATAGTTCGTCGCCGAATCACTGGCTGACGTGCGACGGACGGCAGGGCCACATCGAGGCGCGCATCGTGGAAACGCCGCCGCGGCCGCCCGATGACTTCGACGGCGAAACGTACGTGCGGCCTCGCGACCACGACCGGCTGTTCGCGCAGCTGGCGAAGGTGCAGAGCGCGATGGCGGACCACAGCTGGCACACGCTGCCGGAACTGGAGCTCGTGACCGGCGCCCCGCAAGCCAGCATCAGCGCGCGCCTCCGCGACCTGCGCAAGCCGAAATTCGGCGGCTATCTGGTCGAGCGCCAGTACGTCGCCGCTGGGCTGTGGGAATACCGGCTGGTCGCGCCGCATCCGGTCGAGAGGGCCGGGTGATCGCGCGGCTGCTCTGCCGCCTCACAGGCGGGCACCGTTGGCTGCGCACGTATGAGCGCGGGCGCGTGCTGCTCGCGTGCACCGATTGCCCGGCGCGCTCGCCGGGGTGGACGTGGATTCCGGAAAGGGACATCGATGACCAACGAACGCGACGAGGACCAGGCCGCGACCACGGCGCTCGACCTGCGCCGACCGGACGTGCCGACCACACTGGGAGAACTCGCCGCCCGCAAGGGTGAGGGGCTGGAGATCCTCGATGCGCGCGTCACGGTGTTGGCGAGCGCGCGCAAGGCGGGCCTGCGCCTGACCAGTCCCGCCGATTGGGTGCTGTTCAAATCACCCGAGGAACACGGCGGGCAAGTCGTCGGCTATCTGCAGGACGCCGGGTGCGACCGCGTCCGCGATGTGACCGGGATCGAAATCTTCGGCATCTCTGTGCCTGAGAAGGTCAGCGGCGCCGACCCCACCGAATTCCACTACATCGTGCGCGGCTCTGGTCGCTGCAAGATGACGCGCCAGGTGGTCGAGGACATGGAAGGCGGGCGGTCCTCGACGGATGATTTCTGCAACGGCAAACGCGGCGTCGAATTGGAACTGCTGGTCCGCAAGGCTGCACGCGCGAACCTCGATGGCAACATCGTGCGCGAACTGGCGGGCATGAAGGCCGTACCCGTCGAGGAACTGGAAGCGGCGTGGTCAGGCACGCACAAGCAGATCAGCCAGTGCCGTCTCGGTCGCGGGTTCGGCACACGCGACGAGCGGGTCGGCGGGCGCAGCGAGAAGGCGCCGGACATCGAGCCGCCGGTCTGCCAGCACTGCGGCAGCAAGGGCGTCTATCGCCCGGCGAAGAACGACCGCAAGGCGTTCTACGGCTGTCCGAACTACACGAAGCACCCCGACAAGAAATTCATCGTCGATTCCGCCGAGTGGGCGGCGAAGCAGGCGCGCCCCGCGCCCGCTGACGTACCCCAGACGGCTGCCAATCGGGGTACGCCTCCGCCCGCCGCGAGCGGCGCGCCGCCATCGGCCGATGACATCTTCAAGTCGCCCGCGTCACGCGAGCCCGGACAGGAAGGCTGATGCTGACGGCGACCGACATTGCCGACCGCATCACGACGGCGTGGGCCGATCACCTGACGCGACAAGCGCGACCCAACACGCCACACGACCACGTCTATGCGTCGGCGTGGCGAGTCTGCGACCGCCGCATGGTCTACGAACTGACGGCGCCAGAGCGCCTGCCGCCCTGGCCCGCCGACCTGCTGGCCCGCTTCCGGCGCGGCGACGACCGCGAGCGCGATCTCCTGGCGGATGCCGCGCGCATCGGCCGCGATGCGGACCCGCCGTTCAGCATCATCGGACAGCAGGAGCGGTTCGTGCTGAAGGACCACAAGTCCCGCCCCGCGATCACCGGCAAGGTCGATGCGCGCATCCTGATCGACAACCAGCGAATGCCGCTCGAGGTCAAGGCGTGGGCGCCGATGTTGGTGGATCGCATCGAGCGATTTGAGGACCTGTTCGACAACCCGTGGACGCGCGGCGGCGGGTACCAGCTGCTCGCCTACCTCTATGGCGCGGGCGAGCCCTGCGGCTTCATGCTGCTGGACCGCTCCGGTCTGCCGCGCCTGCTGCCGGTCAATCTGGAAGCCAATCTGGATCGCATGGAGGCGTTCCTCACGAAAGCGGAGCGCGTCATCGACCATGTGCAGGCGGGTACGCTGCCCGACTATCTGGAAGGCGATAGCGCCGAATGCCGTCGCTGCAGCTGGTACGGACACACCTGCAATCCGCCACTGGCGGCGACCAGCGCCACGCTGCTGACCGATCCGGAACTGGAAGCGCAGTTGGAGCGGCGCGAGCAGCTGCGGGCCGCGGCCGTCGAGTACGAGGCGCTCGACAAGGACCTCAAGGCGCAGCTGCGCGGCGTGGAATTCGGCATCGCGGGCCACTTCCAGATCACCGGCCAGTGGGGCAAGCAATCGCGCGTGGACCTGCCGGCCGACCTGAAGAAGCAGTACACCGTCACCGACCCGAAAGGGCGCTTCACGCTGGAGATCACGAGACTCTGATGGGCGTTGCCATCGTCATCAGCCCGTGCATCTGCTGCGGGCGCCTGTTCAACTACAACCCGCACCGAGTGCCGAGCATGGTGATTCGCGGCGAGCGCGAGCCGGTGTGCCAGGACTGTATCGACCGCGCGAACCCGATTCGCGAGGCCAACGGCTTGCCGCCAATCGTCCCGCTGCCCGGTGCGTACGACGCGATTGAAGATGGCGACCTGTGAAGGGGCGGCGGCAATGCGCTTAGACGGGCTGTGGTGGTCAATTCCTCGCTGGCGCAAAAGCACGGCATACACAGATATGAGTTTGGAAGCGCAGGGCGGTTACAGAAATCTGTTGGACGAGGCGTGGCTGCGCGGCGGCGCGCTGCCCGACGACGACCGCATCCTGGCGAAGGCGTGCGGCGATGCGAGTCGTTGGAAGGCCATCAGGAAAACGGTGATGTCGCGCTTCATCAAACGCGAGGACGGCTGGCATCACCCGACGCTCGATGAGGTCCTCGGACAATCGGTCCGCCGTGCTGAGAAACAACACGCCTATCGGGAACGCCGCCGCGGCAATGGTGCTGCCCAATGAGTAAACGCCGCCAACCGCTCGAGGGATTGATCTTCGACGATGCGATCTGGCCGCGCCTCGCGCTGGACTCCACGCGCGTGGAGTACCTCGCCGACGTGCTGCGCGCCGGGCAGGAACTCCCGCCGATCAAAGTGCAGAAGGGTACTGGACTCGTGCTCGGCGGCCGTCACACCGTTCTCGCGTGTCGGCTCCTGGGCGAGTCTACCTACTTCGTGGAAACGGTCGATGTCGCGGACGAGGAGCGATTGTTGTTCGCCTATCGCGAGGACCTCGCTGCCGCCTTGCCGTACTCCGACGCAGATACGAAGTCGGTCGCTGAACGGCTCTATCGGCAGCGAATGAACGGCACCGGCCAAGCGCCGAACGTGGCGCAGATCGCCCGCGACCTGGGGCGCGCTCAACAGACAGTCGATGCGTGGCTGAAAGACCTGATCGAGGTCGAGCGTCAACGGCAAGACCGTGAACGGCACGCGCGCGCTCTCGTCGTGACGATGTTGGCGAAGGGCAGCCACGTCTCGCAGCGCCGCATTGCGGAGTTACTTGGCGTCAGCCTTGGAACGGTGTCCAGTGATACCGGGTCTGGTATCGCTGAACACGCCCTCGCCGACGACCGGATCGTCAGTCTCGCCCGGAGCATCCTTGCTGAAACGGCCGGCCGCGGCAGTACCGACGCCGAGCGGCAGACGGCTGCGGATTGGCTGCTCGATCAGGTGAACCCTGATGCGCTCGCCACGGCGCGCCGCCTTCGCGCGCTCACGCAGGTCCTGACGTGGACGGGCGCTTCACGGCGTCAACTGGGCCAACTCGAAACCCAAGACCTCGCGGGATGCGGGGCTAGTCGCGATCTGAACGTGCAGCACAAGCGCGAGGCGTTGCTCGCCGATCTCTACGCGATTCAGAACGCTGTGTCGGAAATCGAGAGGAGGATGACATGAGTGCTCAGAGTCGCAAGGCGCACATCGAGGAAATGGTTACAGATTTTTGCTTGGCAGGCGAGGGGGATTGTCAAACCCGCACCGCGCTGTTCTTCACTGAAAATCCAACACTCAAAGCTGAGTACGTCGCCGCCTGTGGCGA